ACGGTAGATTCCAACGTATTTCTCGGAACACTTACCGATGATACTGGACATCTTCTTCGCTCTACGGACGGTGTAAATTTTACAGATATTTGTTTGTCTACCACAGGACTTGTCCTTTCATCGATCGCAAACAATCCGGGGACATCAACATGGTTTGCAGGGGGGACGGATACTAGTTATGGAAGCAGTGATTCACTGTTCCTAAAAACGTCAACCGATGATGGAGTTACATGGTCGCATGTGGGTCGTATACGAGGAGGTGGAGTTACGTTGCGTCCTCGTGATCTTGGTAACGTATTGGATATGACAAGTGCCCAGTATCCTTATTTGCTCGGCGGTGTGTCGCTTGCGTACAAAAATGCAGTTCTCATGGCAGGAGCACGAAACCAACTTTCTGGATCCGTTTCGTTCCTGCGGTCCATCGATGATGGAAGTAATTGGACATTGCCAAGTGGAGTCAATCTGGGGGTTGAAACATCGAAGATTAACACAGACGGATCGGGAGTCTGGGTGATTACCGGATCTTCGACATACGATACAGAAACACTGCCATCATTTACTAGCGCTACAGACACGATTGTGTATTCGACAGACAACGGTTCCTCGTGGGCGAGGGCGCAAACTCCAGTCTCAAGTCTCACCGGTGTTTCGGACGGAAGTTATGGGCAGTTCAACTACATGGCGTACGACACTGCGTACGGAAACGGATGCTGGTTGGCATCGGGGATTAGTGTCTATTCGGATGGCAATTACTATTCGGAAGTCCGAGTATCATCCAATGGATCCAACTGGACGCGAATTCCGTTCTTTAAGGCAAGCAACGCTAGTCCGACCTATGGATTGATTGGTCCTATTTTGTATGCAAATAACTCTTGGAATGTTTTGACTCTGGACCCGAGTGGGGCAACGACATACACTAAAATTGCAACACACGCAGATACCTCGTATGGTGACGTGTCTGGGTTCTTGAATGGTTGGACAGATACCTATATGTTCAATGGGTCCTTTGTAACGGATGGCAAGTTCCCGAGTTATCGTGGATTCACGCAACCTGTATATGTTCGGACGGGGACTCCAACTCAATCCGCCATCACATTTCAGAATACATCGAGTGGAGGTCCCATCTTTACAATACCGACCCAGACAAGTTACATGGTCTACCAGTACATGCCTATCGTACCGATTACCTTTTCGGCTGTAGGAACCGGAACTGTCTATCTGTTTGTAAACGGCGGGTCTCTTCCTACAGGATTGACTTGGAACCCATACACACAGACCATACAAGGAAAAACAGTGAACGTTGGAACATACTCGTTCGTTGTATACGCAAAGGACAATGTTGGAATTACAGCGCTGACCGTTACGATTACCACGATCATCCCTCGGGTGATACGCCAACAGACAAGTGCTGGCGCATACACGTATCTCGTGAAGCAGTACACTGAAGTCAATGCTGCACAAGAAGCAAGAGACAATCGTGTAATACCAACCCAAGACGCTGGACTTGGAAAGTTTATGGCACCGACTGCTCCAAGTGTTACCACGAACTCGAATTGTAGGTGCTAAATGTAAAAATTGTTTTGTAATTCATGCATAGGAGGTTTCGACATTACTCAGGCACAACCATACCCTTGAACCTGGGCATATCAATGTGTCCGATCAACTTTGCCACATCACCATCCTCCTCATAGACCTTCGTCTTCGTCGCCGCATCTACAAGATACACCTTCCCATCAAACGGGACCTCAATCAACTCCTTGTCTACAAACTCCTCCTCCACAACCTTCGGCTTCCCGAAGTTCTGGACGTGCTCCTCAAACGTCTTTGCCTTGTACTCCTCCTCCGTCAGAGCATTGACGTACTCCAGGAACTCCTTCGGGTCCGCACCTGCCTTCGTCAGGACCTTCTTCTGGGTCGGATTGACCTTGTCCAGGTTCTGGACTGCCTTCTCCTTCTTTGCCTTTCCCTTCTTGGGAGCAGCATCCGCAGAGGCAGCGGCAGCACCAGCACCAGGAACAACCTCCGGCACAGGCTCCGGCGCAGGCTTCTCCTTCTTTGCCCGAGGCTTCTTTGCGGGCTTCGCGGGGGAGGCGGGGAGAACAACCGCCTCAGCGGCAGCGGGGACGATGGGAACCTCAACCATCTCCACCTTTGTGACGTCCACGAGAGCAGGGTTGTTTGGGAAGAGAGTCTTGAAGATATCTGCGAGGAGGTTATCCACAACCTCATCCGCCTCCACGTGATACTTCTTGAACTCCACTGCCTTCACTGCGGCCGTGATGGCCTGCTTGATGTTGTGCTCGATCGGAACGATAGTGTATGCTGCCATTTTTCTCCAATTCACTACATCTGTGGAAACTTAGAATCCGTTTTTACAGGTGAACCCAGTTTTGATTTGTCAAAACGAATTTGGATTGTCCAAGAAAATAGATCTTGGACGCAAATGGACACTCTCTCTGAGATCGACTCTACGGGTCTGGCCGCCGCAAAGGCGCTGGACCTGGCCTTCGCCTACTCCCGCCGAAACTCCCTCCGCCTTCGCAACTACGCTGATATTCTGTACGCTCGCATCCTCGAGTCCTTCCACCCCCACAAGGACAAGATCCTTGAGCAACTTATTGCTGCCGCTGCTACCCCCGATGCCATCATCAAGGCAAAGATCTGGGATTACTCTGTTACGTACCGTGCGTCCTACAGTGTCCCCGCGAATGTTGAGGAAATGGTGGACTTCTCCAAGCGCGGATACCACACGGTGATCTTTGACAACGACCGCCCGATGTCGGTGGACGCGATCTTCCGGAATACCGACCTCTGCTGGCGCCTCGCCTTTACGTTCGGGTCCAAGTTCCGCGTAACGTTTGTTCGCGAGTTCACGAAGATGATTTCCAGCGAGTACTCTAGTTACAACATCGGCGTGTATGTGCACTACCACCCCAACGGACTCATGCCCTACGCCGAGGAGAAATTGATTCGCGCTTACAAGGACGTGTGTGACCGCCCGCTTTACGTCGGTACGGACGTGTATATGACCCCGCGCTACTAAACTGTCTACCCCTGCATGTCTAATGTCTGTTTTTCCACGTCTCGCCTCAAAAAACGGATTTGTTCAGGTCACGAGTAAAGAGAAGTGGGAGAAATGATCAGTGACACATATCCGTCCACCCTCGCCACGGGCGTACCGTACGGCGCGGGGATCGTTTCGTGGGGTGACTTTGCGACAGGGGTTGCTGTGTATGAGGAGGACCCGATCCGCCCTCCGGCGGCGAACGTTGGGTTTGCTTTGTGGAAGGACATGGTGGAGGAACCGTGGAAGTTTGGGGACGACATCGGGGACTGGCTTGCCCTCGATGCCGAACTCCGTGCTGCCCCCGGGCGCTGGCGGATTGAGGCGTACTGGATGCAGGTGGAGCAGCGCCAGAACTGGGAGCGACTGGAGGCGATGCTCTGGAAGGCGTGGAACGAGTACCTCACGCGGAAGGACCGCATGGCGACTCGTATCCAGGCGCTGGTCCGTGGTCACCTCGCCCGCAACAGGACCCCCTGGCGCGACTGCTGCATGTGCCTCGCCCACCACGTCTCGCCCATCAAGACGGACGTCGGGTTTATGTGCCGCCAGTGCTCTCGCGACGGCCCGTTCTGCGACCTGATTGGCATGGACGACCCCTGGGAGTGGCACCGCGCGGAGAAGTAGATAGATTAGGTAGACGCAAAAACACTTACCGTTTTTGCATTGCGTATGCCTTGTTCAGACCCAAGACCTCAAACAAAAGATGGAACGCGGCGCCGGCGACAGCGATGGTTACCCACTTTCCATATCCACCTACAACCTTCTCGGTTGCCCAATAAATAGGAATCAGAACAAGACCGACGATGAGAGCTTCCAGAAGAACGTTCATTGTATAGAAAACGGATTTTTTCAATTCCGAGATAAGTAGAGTGGGAAAGATGAACATTCACGTCGCAATTCAAAACACGGTTGCCCAGTTTCAGGGCATGGTGATCGAGACAATTACTTGTCAGGACAACTTTTGGAAGATCGTCGTTGCAAAGAACGACATAACGATTGCGTTTGAAGTAGATGCTGTCACTCACATGATCTGCGTCCTTGAAAAGAAAAACTTGGGGTACAAGTCACTGTCTCGGTTTATGAACACATTTCTCGAAGAGATAGAGTCATTGGAGGGAGACGAAGATCCGATCAACCCCGCTCGGGACTAAATCTTATCTACCTTCGCCGTTACAACCTTCTCCAAAACAATTTTTACATCTAGTTTCACATCACACTTGTGTACTTCTGGAAGTCGACAACCAACGCAATATACCTTCCCACATGCGCACTTGAATTCAATGTGCGTCTTCTTCTTACAGCAGAAACATCTCATTCTTCTCCTTCTTTGTGAGTGAAACGATAACAAATTCCTTTTTATGGAAGCAGTCGCACTCCTTTGTCTTGCAAGGAGAAGCACACGCATCTTTAAGACGGAGTTTCTTTGGGCAAGCGAGATGACGGAATGCCTTTTCGCGATAGACGCATCCCGTCTCACAGAACGACTTCACTGCCTTAGGGAGAGCACACGAAACACGGTTCATTTTGATATGTTCTTTTTCCAAAAGAATCAGATTTCGTTTTTCACTCCAAAGGATAATGAAGATCGGATACACGACCGTTGTGGATCCAGGAGTCGACTATTCTGCGAAACACTTTGCGGACGAGGTTGCTGCCTATCTTGCCGATCCCGATGGTTGGGTTTCGGAAGGATACACATTTGTTCGGAGTCGGACTCCTCGAGTTGTGATTCATTTGTCTGCTCCCGAGTATCTGGCGAAGAACGGATGCCGCGATGACAAACTTTCCTGTGCGGAAATGAATGGAAGACAAATGTATCTCAATGCGATGCGTTGGACAGAAGGCGCATCTCCGAGCAAGTTAGAACTCAAAGAGTATCGCCAATACATGGTTTCGCACGAAATGGGTCATATCCTCGGACGCGATCATGTGGATTGTCCTCGCGAGAATGCACCTGCTCCCATTATGATGCAGCAGACCAACGGCATAGGCAGATGCAAACCGAACACAAAACTTACAGACAAAGACCGGAAAAAGAACTAGATGCTCTACCTATTGGTTCCTACTGGAAACCCCGAATGGGAGGATATGCGTATGTTCACTTCCTTCTCTGCCGTAGAACAAGTTGCTCTCAGAGAGGCAAAGACACGCAATCAGCAGCGAATTATGGATGCGTGGTGCTTTGTCATCGCCTACGATGGTGTAGATGAACTTCGCCCTGTGTGGGGGTATCATATTATTGACGGGTATCTTCAGCGGTTCGCAATTACTCAGTCACCTTAAGAATCATCACACCTGATGCTATGAGCGCAATAGCAAAGAAGTCATGAAGATGAAGCGCTTCCTTAAACAACATGGTTCCCACAACCGTTGTAGCCACGACAGAAAGTCCTGACCACAATGCGTTGGTCATTGCCATTCCAGTTCCATTGAACGTAAGACGAAGAAGATACCCCACAATTGCGTAGAACAGAACACCTGCTGCGAAGAAAGCAGTGTTGTCTATGCTTCGCTTGAAGCAAGACATCGCAAGCGTTTCCAGCATGACAATCAGCAGAACATACCAGTAGACACGAGGGATGCCCATTTACTCATTGGTGACTTTCTTTTCAAAAATGGATAGCATTGTGACCGCCATTATTGAAAAGTTTCGTGCTCGTTCGGAGTTTGGAAAGAAGAAGTATGGAACTGACCTTGATCGTACAGACCTTTCGGTCCTAGACTGGATCAATCATGCTCAGGAAGAGCACATGGATGCGATTTTGTATTTGGAGAAACTGAAGAAGACGCTTAGTTCGAGTACGCAAGACCACCCATGCCGCTCATGATGCGGAACACGTTGTAGTTAACAGCGTAGACGCGGAAGTTGTAAGGCGTTGCCTTGGACGGGTACGTGCCAGCGGCGCCAGAGGTGACACTGTCAAACACAAGGGTCGCGTTATCAATGCGAGAGAAGTTGCAGGTACCTGACGGCTGGTGCTCCTCGGGCTGGATGGCGAAGGAGTACACGTTGATGGGGTTCTGGTTCGTGATGCTCTTGGACCACGCAGCAGTACCACCGGCAGTGTGGTGCTGGTACGGCTGAACCTTCCAGAAATAGTCGCCGTAGCGCTCGTCAAAGCGATCCTGTCCATTGATCTGGAGGCGGGCGCGGTTGACGATATCGTTGTAACTGAACGGCTGAGTATTGTCGGCGGACAGCGTGGTGAGATCGGCAGCATCGCAGGAGGTCTTGCGAGCATCCTGGAACAGCCAGACGAGTTCCTTGACGGGGTGGTTGAGGGTGAGGTCCAGGCGGGCAGAGGCAGTAGTGATCTGCTGCTGTCCAGTGTACTGGAGTTGCTCGATGAGGTACTCATGGGACTCCTGGGCAAAACGACGGCGCTCATCCACATCCAGGTAGACGTAGTCAATGTAAAGCGCCATGTCCGTGACCTGGGGGAGGGCAGCGGCAGCGGCAGCGAGACTAGAATACCCGTCATCCTGAACGAGATCAGTCGCGTCATTGAGAGTGATGTTGAAGCGAACCTCGTGGTACTGGAGGGCGATCAGAGGCAGGGCAAGACCAGGGTTGCGGTTGAACCAGAACTGGAGAGGCACATACAGAACTGTCGGGCGACCGTTGCAAGACGTGGCGGACGTTGTGCTGTCATACGTGCTGTTGTTGACAAGCGAGTCCAGTTTGGACGCAGTGTCGTAGTCAGCAGTAAGGGTCTCCCAGAGGTAAAGCCACTCACCATAGTGACGATCGATAACCTGACCGCCGATTTCAACCTCAATCTGACGGAGCATCTGGTATCCCAGACGACGGGCAGAGGCAGCAGTCCACTTGATGGTGCCGGTGTTCGGAAGCGTGATTTCCACGTACGTCTTCCACACAAGGTCGGCATTGCGGTTCACCACGGCAACGAGGCGCTGGCCGTACACGGGCGCGCCAGTGAAGTTCACACGGAACGCCTCGATGGCGAAGTTGGTGTGACGCTTGTAGAGAATCTTCCAGAACGTGATGTGGGGATTGCCAGTGAGGTAGGCATCCTGGGCGCCGTAAGCAACGAGTTGAAGTAGACCACCACCCATTTGTGTTTATACTTTGCGAGGATAAATTCTACTTCAAGAGGCTCCGCGCACACATGATGTAGAGGAAAAGACTGTTCGCAACCGCGAGGGTGAGAACGACAACCGCACGGGC